CGCGCGCGATGCCCGCGATGTAGAAATGTCTGGGAAGGACCCAAGGCACCCCCCCATGGGGTAGGGCAGGGGTGCGGCAGTCCCTGGAATCGCCGGGAGAGCCCCAAATCGGGCCGCCATGCCGTTCGCGCGATTAGGTTGATGGGTCGCCCGGTTCAAGATTGCCGAAGGCGTCAGCGCGCAGGATTAGCGCGGCGAGAAACTTGCGCTGCTTCTCATCGAGCGGCGGCAGTGTCAGCACGGCAGGACTGTGAGCGCCACCACGTGCGCAGCGCACGAGCAGCGATTCGAGATAACGCACCTTCTCGTGTGTGTCATGCCATGCGTTTGCAATCTCACGCGCTTCGAGTGGTGACAGGTGCACGAAGTCACGTTCACGCTCGGCATCACTGGCGAGCGTGTGCAGTGCATGAGGTGTGAGCGTGATGGTAGGCATGACACTCACACCCGTGCGGCAGTGAGTGCCGCGTATGCGAGGTCTGAACGCGTCTTGCGGTCAGGCCATCCGTGCGGGATAACGCTGCTGCGTGCATTGCCCACATTCACGAGGCGTGAGCATGCAAGCCAGTCGCACACCTCACCGTGTGGTGATGCGCCGTGCTCCACCCACCACCATGCCGCAATGCGCGCAGCGTAGGCAGGAATAGCGGCCTGAGCCGGTGTGTTCACGAGATCGAGCCCGAGCGCGGCAGCGGCGCGGGTGTAGTTATCCCGGCCAGTTATTTGTAAAATTCCCCGGCCCAAAAACCGCCATCCGTCACCGCTTGCCTCACTGCCGTTGCCCATGCGGTTGGCGTAGCAGTTATTTGCGATGGCTTCGGGTTGCCGGTTAAGGCGCAGCGCGAGCGCATTGGGCACTAACTGCCCGCTGCGGTTGGTATCGCTATAACGCCCCGGCCACGTGTTCGCCAAACCCTGCGCCGAGTAGTTGAGGTTTTCGGTGAGCCGGGTGAAGTCGGCAGACTCGTGGCCGCACTGCCCGAGAAAGGCGGCGAAGTTTTCGGGCGAGTCAATGCCGAACTCGGCAGCGGCCTGGTTGAGCGGATCGAGCCACGCGTGTGCGTTGGCGCGCGGCACTGCATCCGCGAGTTGGGATAGCGTCAGGATCATCGGGACACCGAAGGGGCTTTGATGGGGCTTCGAAGGGCCTTCGAAGGGGCTTATCGGACGATCTGCCCGATGATCTGCGCGAGCACCCAGCAAGCAAGGCCCGCCGCCACGAGATTGACGCGCGGCACCGGCACCGCGAGCGCGGCGAGCACGAACAGCACGAGCGCCACCACGAGCAGCAGCAGTGAGAGCGTAATCATGGCGAATCTCCCTATTTCGAAGGGTTGCGCGCGTCAGGCGTTGATAACGTGCGGTCAATAAACCAGTAAGTGATAGCGCCGCTAAAAATCGTCCAGTCGTCATCACCCCATATGAGCGGCGCGAGCACGGCGGCGGTGACGTGTTGTGATGAGGCTTCCCACATGAGCACCGCCTTGAATCCGGTGTAAATCGCCAGTAGCCAGAAAGTCACCGCTGCCTCAACCCACCGGCCACGCTCGCGCGGTAGTGCGATCTGCGGCGCGGGCAGCGGTGCGGGCGGTGCGGTGATTTCGGCAGCGGCGGCGTCGGCATCACGCTGGGCCATGCGGCGCACGATCTCGGCACGCTGCGCCTGCGCAGCGCTCGCCGCTGCGTCAAGCGTTTCGCGTGTCTGCTGTAGTTCGAGCTGGATTTCAGCGAGCTTCACGTGTGTGCGGTCATCGGTGCGGTGCAGATACACCTTGATGAGTTCCGGCACGAGGCGCAGCAGACCACCACCGAGCGCGCCCACGAGCGCCATGGCGGAATCGAACATCATGTGAGGGTGAGCTTTTACGGGTGGCGGCCCGATAAGGCCGATAAGGCCGATAAGGCCGATAAGGGCCGATAAGCAGCAGCAGGCATGCTTTTTACTTCGCGCTCTGCACGGCGCGCGCGAGTGCCTTGTCAAACTCGGGCTGCAGATCGCGGTTGATGATCTCGGCGGCGGTGTCACCGAACGGCAGGCGCTTGCGCACCGGCTGCGGATCGGTGAAGCGGATGAGCAGCTTGAGCCGCCCGGTGGTATTCGAGCCGCGTGGCAGCTTGGGCCGCCTGCCGCCGCGCGTGAGCTTGCGCGGCTTCGCGGCGCGCTGCCAAACGCCATCAATCTGCCCGCCGCCCCTGGTGGTCACGGTGCCGATAAACACATCAGAGCGGCCCCGCAGGCGCGCGATGGCGTTGCGCGGTATGCCGCCGTATTTGTTGAGCAATCCTGCGTCTTTCGGATTGAGCACCGCGCGGCTCGTGCCGGGTAGCACCTGCGGGCCGCCTTCGGCGTAAGGCTGCAGAAACTTTGCCGCCACGGGTTTGATGTACACCACGGCCGTGCGCGTGGCCTTGGTGGCTTTTTTCACCGCCACCGAGTTGACCGTGAAAGGCGTGGGCCGGTCAAACGTGTCTTTCATGCTCTCCTTTTCGGCGGCCTGCACCTTCACCGCCACGGCATTGATTGCCATGGCCGTGGCAAAGGGCACCTGCTTCTCAATGAAGCCGTTCACCTGCTTCGTGAAGCGGCGCACATCGGCGCGAATATTGAACTCAAGCATGGGCGGGTGTCATGAAAAAACCCGCCACGCTGTAAGCGGTTGGCGGGTTCTGGGCGCAGCGGTCACGTGTATCGATTGACACCGATTATTGTGCATGCGGTGCAATTGTCAAGATTCATTGGCATTACGCACTTTCCTGTGTGGGCAGAATGCCGAGCGGCGCAAGCTGCGTTTCGATGGCCTGCCACGCGAGGTCGATCACCCCGGCCTGCGCCTGGATGCCCTTGCGCCCGCGCTTGCCTTCGAGCCACAGGCGCACCGCCGCGAAGTGGTTGCCCACGGTGTTGCGGTGCACGTCACACCGCTGCGCGATGGTCTTGAGGTCATCGTGCGAGCCGAAAATGCGCTCGATGATCGCGCGGCGCACTTGGTAGTGTGAGAAGCCACCCACGTGCGCGGCGCTCTGCTCGGTGAGCCATCCAACCACCGCCTGCCACTCGGGATTAGGCCGGTGTTTCGAGCAGCATGCCGCACCACAGGCACACGGGGTATCACGCGGCGCGGCGCGCGCCACGAGCACCGCGAGATAGAGGTCGGGTAACTCCCACAGTGCGCGCCGGATCATGCCCGCCTGCCCCGCGCCATCGAGGCCGGTGAGGCCCATGCCGCTGCCGAGCGGCGGGCCGCCGAAGCGCTTGCACATGAGCGTCTCGCCATACTGCTGCACCGAATAGCTCAGTGCGAAGCGCACCGCATCGAATGCCGATTCAAAGGTTATTTCCCCGTCCATCATGGCCCCGTCAGGATTGAATCAACCATGGCAATGCGCTCGCCTATCCACCGCATCACCGGCACCGCCATCGAGTTGCCGAGCGCACGATATCGCGGCGCATCGGCAGCGAGCCCGCCGCGATACGGTATGAGTGTGTAGTCATCCTGAAAGCCCTGCAGGCGCTCGCATTCGCGCGGCGTGAGGCGGCGCACACCGACACCGGGTTGCGAAACTGCTGCCGGATTTTTGGCCTGGAGCGTGTTGCTCAAATCACTGCTCATGAACGGCGTCGACATCTGCCCGCCAAAGGCAATTGGCACAAGCGGCGTGCCGCGCCCGGTGCCATCCTCACTTGCATCGAAGCCATCGGCGCGCAGCGTGTGGGCAATCACGAAAGTCTCAACGGCGGCATCCTGCCGCTCGTTGCTGCCGGTGAGCGCGCCTGCCACTTCGGGCACGAGCGTCGTGTGATGGCTTACGTGACGACCGCTACTGGCGGTGAGCGTGTTGCCGATGAGGCCTCCATCACATTCGAAGTCGGTGCCGAGCCCGCCACCTGCCGAAGTGCGTGCGCCAAGTGTGCCGGTAATACTTTGCCCCGCTTTGCGGCGCGGCGCAGGATGCCCGAGCAGGCCCGCGCGCTCAAAAAGTACCGCCGCAGGTGCTCGCCAGTCTCCAGGATATCCGACAACGAACACACGGTTGCGGCGCTGGGCCAGGCCGAAGAATTGAGCGTCAAAAATCCGGTATGCGAACCCATACCCGAGCTTTGCCAGTGTCCCGAGCAGGGCACCAAAAGCCCGTCCGTTGTCCACTGACAAAACCCCGGCGACATTTTCCCAAACGACCCAGCGGGCAGCGTATCGGTGAGCAAGGTGAGCGAAGGCGAGCATGAGTGCACCACGCTCATCGTCCAGGCCTGCTCTGCTGCCGGCGACGCTGTAGCTCTGACAGGGAGTTCCCCCGGCGAAAACATCGAGAGTTGCATGAGGCCACCCCGTGTGTGCGGTCATATCGCCGTGGTTCGGCACATCGGGATAACGATGGGCGAGCAAGGCGCAGGAAAATGCGTCGATATCCGAAACAAAAGCGCACCGCCACCCGAGCGGCAGCCAGGCGCATGAAGCGGCTTCGATACCGCTGCACACCGAGCCGAACACGAGAGGCGAGCGCATTAACATGCTCATAACTCAATGTTGTGTTCGGTCAGATACGCGATAAATTCTCTGTGCCTGCGTTCGATTTTCTGCGGATCGTCACGATCACCCGTTAATGCGCGACCGCACCGGTTTGCGAGTGCTGCCCTGATGTGCTCAACACTACCGGTTGCAATACCTTCGATTTTCATCAGGCTGCTACGGGTCTGTGCGCATAAGGCGTCAATCGTTCCGATCCTGCTGCGCAATAGCGCGTTAGTCGTACCCGTTGAAAGATGCAAACATTCGATAACATCACCAAAACGCAAATCGTCACGGTCTTTAGGATTCATGCTTGTTCTCCGCTTCACGTTCGGCCACCCATGCGAGCGCGGCGCGGTGTGCGTCGACATAGCTGCGCGTGGGGTGTGTGCCGGTGTCGATGCCGTACCGGTACGCGCGCCCGATCCATGCGCGCAGGTTGTTCGGCAGCGCATACCAGTGCGCGCGGCACCCCCACATCGAGCGCGATATGACGCGCTCGCAACCGGGCCATTCGCACTTGTGCAGGCGCTTCGATGCGGGCGGCGGTGGCAGTTCGCCGCCTTCGGGCTGATGGCCGCTCATGATGTGGCGAGTTCATCGCGCAGCGATACCGCCGCATCTTCATAACTCAAGCCCGCATCCATGTAATGCAGGATGCCATCGGTAAAGCGCTGGCTTTCGTCAAAAGCCGCATCGACGCGGGCCTTGTTCGTGCGCTTGCGCTCATGCCGTGCAATCACCTGCTCGCGCGTCATGAACGATTGCAGAATGGTCGTGCCATCGCCACACCGGTGGGTGGCATGGCGCAAAAACTCACGCACGTCCGCAGCGGTATCGAACATCTGTAGTTGGGCACACGAAAGGTTGTCACGGTCGGTGCGCTCAACGAAGTGCTGCGCGATCATGAGTGACATCGCAGAGGTGGCGTGTTGCATGGCAAGCGAGTTCTGCCGCAATAGATCGTTCACCACGCGCGCGAGCACTTCATCATCAGGCCCATAGGTGCCGCGTGCTTCGAGATAGCTTTGAAGCGCGGGCGCGCATTCCTGCTCAAGTTCTGCAATCACCGCCTTGATGGCTTCAGGCTGCCGCTTGCTCATTTTCAATCTCCACCTGAAAAGCTGTTAGCACCTCAATCCATCGCGCGATATCGCCCGCAAGATCACCGGTGGTGAATTCTGCGTGATGGTCCCGGTAGAGCGCGGCGAGCTTTTGCGCGTGCACCCCGTGAAATGAGCCGATGCGCTGCTCGAAGTCGCGCACCTGCGCGATGGCGCTGCGTAGTTCGTTTTCGGCCCGCGCGATGCGGTCACGTAGCTCGGCTTCGGCGTTGGCGATTGAAATGCGCTCTTCGCGCACGAGTTCGGCAAGGTCCGCATCTTTCGCCTGCAGTTCGGCAAACCGGCCTTCGTGCGATTGCTTCACCGCCTTGCGCCGGTTCGCTTCGGCATAGGCATCATCAAGGCCAATCGTGCCGTCAATCACCGAATCGACCATTTCGGGGCAAAACTGCAGCACCGTGCGAGCCTGCCCAACACGCTGGCGAGAAAAGGCGCTAGTTTCTAGCGCCTTTTTTCCGCGCCCACCTTTTGACGCTTCGGGAATTCGCCACGCGAAAAGCATGGCTTTTTGCCCTTTCGAGAGGTCGCGCCGCTCAAGGTTGGCATCCGCTATAAATGCGTCCTGATCTTCACCGTTGAGCATGACGTAATCCGGCCTGATGTTCGCACGTTGGCATGCTGCAATTCGGTTGCGCCCATCGATCACGCATAGCACGGGCTCGGTGCCCGCTTCGAGCACGGCATTGCCGAGCGCCACCGGAATGCGCAGGCCGTTCGCCTTGATGCTCTGCGCCATTGCATCGAGATCATCGTCGGCGCGCATCGGAAAGCGCGCGGCCCATGGATGCACGGGCAGCGAAAAAACATCGATCTCGGGCGCTTCGTCAGTGGCGGGCGCGGTGGTTCCGGTAAGGCTTCGGCGCACATCAATCACCGTATCGCGCGCGGCATTCAGGCGCTTCGCAATGGCGGTGTTGGTGGCAGTCGGATCGGCTTCAATGGCCGCGCGTATCTCTTCGCGGCGTGCTGTTTGACTCGGTGCGGCTTCGCTCATGGTTGCTCTCCCTTGGGTGTTTCACTGCGGTCAATCCGTTCGATATCCGCGATGATGAGCGCCGCCGCGCGCACGAGATCGCGCCGCAGGCTCTTCGGCTTGAACCACGCCACGCCCCAGGCATCCCACACATTCAGGCTCCCATAGCCGAAGGTGTGCGTGCTGTATCCGTAGGCGTTGAGCACGAACACGGCGGCGGCCTCACTGAGCGAGCCATCGGCGTGCACGTCATCGTGATCGGCGGTGTAACCGAGGTCCGTCACCTGCCGCACACGCTCACCGATCACATCGAGCATGGCGCGCGATGAGACTGTGTGCCGCGCGAGCGCCTTGAGGTCGGCGTGATCGGCGGATGTAGGCGAGACCCATGCCGCGCCTGTTTTCGATGAATCGTTCATGGCTTCAAACCTCAATCGTTAATGCCGGGTTCGGTGGATACACCGGCCCGAGCGCGTTGCGGGCAATGCGCGCCACATCCTGCAGCACGAGCGCGCTTGTGCTGTGTTCGCTCATCTTTGCGATGAGGTCTAACGCTTCACGCATGCGCTCGTTTTCGTGCCGCAGGTGCACGGCATGTGCGTGGGCAACTAGCGGTTGGGTGCGTGGCAGGTTCATGCGATGGCCTCAAACGGGTCGTAATCGGGTTCTAGCGCAAGCGCGATCTGCTGCGCCTGCAGGGGCTCCACGGTGATCTCGGCGCGCGGGTTGGCGCGGTCAATACCGTGAAAAACAAATTTCTGCCGCACCTGCCGGTCGTTGATAAAAACGCCTTCGCGCAGGCATTCGCGCACCGGCTTGCCGTTGCGCTTGACGGTCCGATACTTCGATTGCAGGGCATCGAGAATCACCGACTCATCGAGGTCAGGCCGTTCGCTCGCGTAGTAAATCCGCAGGATCACGCGCACCGGGCCGGTGAGTTGCACACGTGCGTGTGCGGGTATCTGCAGCATGGCCGTGCGCTCGTAATCGCGCGCCTTGTCGCTCTTGATGCTCATGGGCCGGGTGCGCACCTTGCCCTGCGCATCGCGGTATTTGCGCGCCACGATCTCGCGTGAGTTGGCCTTGCTCGCAGGCTCGCCCCTGATGGTGAAGCACACGCGCGTGCTCATAGCAATGCCCCTTGCTCGAAGTCGCGCAGCGGCTCGTGATCGAATAGCGCACCCTGGCGTTGCGCGTGCTCGATGCGCTCGCAGGCCATTTCAAAATAATCGCGGCGGCATTCGATGCCGGTGAACTCGCAACCCATGCGCACCGCTGCCACGCCCGTGGTGCCGCTGCCCATGAAGGGGTCGAGTATCGTGCGAGGCGCACCAGCTTGCGCGATGCACCACGCCATGAGCGCAAGCGGTTTTTGCGTGGGGTGGCCGCAGCGCTCGGGATTCGTGGCCGACACCGTGTGGCGGAAATACCCGGCGAGCCGGTCAAGATTCGTCCATGCGAGTTCGACGCGCGAAAACGATGGCGGCCCATCGGGCTTGTGCCAAACAAACCAGCAACGGCTCAGTGGCAGCGCGTAATGATTGCCACCCCATACCACCACCTTCGCGCCCTTGGCGATAACGTCATCGAGCGGGCCGAATGGTTCGGCATCCCAGGATTCACCGGCAAGCCCATTCATGCGTCGGTACTGCGTGGCGCGTGCCGGGTAATCGATGCCATAGGGCGGGTCGGTTATCACCGCATCGAACGAAGGCAGCAGCGGCAGCACGTCACGGCAGTCCGCATGATAGAGCGTAGCGGTGCCGATGGTCACCGGGCTCACGATCTCACTCATCATCACTGCCTGGAATGCGATCACGCTGCATCGTGCCGTGCGTGGGCGCATAGGCCTCAATGGCATCTTTCGCAGAGCCGATCTGATGCGCGGTGATGGGCTCACCCTGCGCCGCGCGCTGCAGTAGCCGGTAAGCCCACCGGATGCCGCGCCCGGTTGGCACCTCGTGCTGCTGCAGTATCCCGTTGGCGAGTTCGCGGATGTGCGCAAGCTGCTCACGCGCCTGCTCGGGTGATGTGCGGCGGTCATCAGTGAGCGCAAGGTGATGCTGCCGATACATGGCAGGCTCGGGCGCACACAGTGCGATCCATTCGGGCAGCGTGGGCGGCTTCGGTGTGTGAAAAAGTTTTGCAATGCCGCGCCGGATTGCTTCGTCGCTCATGCCGTGCATGGCCTGCGTCCACATCGTTTCGGCTTCGGTGCGGTTCACATCGCGCCACATGTCGAGAAAACGCGCGCCGTATATCGACGCCATTTTCGTGAAAATCCACTGGCCGCGCGTTTTAATGCTTGGTGATGGCGTCACGGCTCACCTCACGCGCTTCGACGTCGACCACATCGGCGGGCGGTATGTCATCGCCCGATGCTTCGCCCGTCAGTTCCGCAAAGGCCTGTTTGCGGTCACGGCTGCGCTCGTCGTAGGCCGCGCCGTTCGCGCGGTGGCCGTTGCCCTGTGCGATGTAATCGCGCTCTTTGCGGCACCAGTTGCGCCACGTGGCGAGCCAGTCGAGCTTGACACCTTTCGCGCCCGCCACCGCGTGCCAGTAGTCCGCGAACGTCACCGCGATCTCGCGCACCCGGTGCTCATCGAACCCGCATTCGGTCATCGCCCAATGCCCCCACGGCAGCGGCAAAACCCACCCGGTCGGCAGGCGAGTGCCGCGCGCCGCTTTGTCGGCGTGCGGTTCTGCGCTCGAAGCTGGCGATAACGCGTGAAGCCCCTTCGATGCCCCTTCGATGGGGCTTGCTTTTTCCACCAACCCAACTAACCCAACCACTGAGGTTTGATGTATCAAAGGCTTATCCTTACCACTGGGTTTACTGCTACTGCTACTGCTTCTGGCTTCGATGCCCCTTGGATGCCCCTTGGATGCCCCTTGCTTTTTCAACCCCTTCGATGGGCCTTTTTCACCCACCCCCTTCGATGCCCCTTCGAAGGGGCTTGCAAGGGGCATTGATGCCCCTTCGAAGGGGCTTGTAGTTGTGCTAAGTGAATCGGGCGAAAAGACGCGCCGGTTGGTGAGTTTGAACGCGCGGTGATAGTGCTCGAAAAACGGTGTGAGAAACGGATTTTCGGGCATGCCGTCATAGAGTTTTTGCATCCACTTGACACGCTTGTCGCTGGCCTCAAGATGGTCCGCGATCTGGAAGCGCGCCATCTCGTGCACCCACACGAAACGGGTGCCGTGATCGTAGCTGCAGAAACCCGCATCGATGCACCCCTGAAGCCCCTTCGATGCCCCTTCAAAACCGAGCCCGGTTTCTTCCGCGATGTAGAGCAGCGGCAGGTGATAGAGACCGAGCATCGTACTGTGCGGACTTGACATGAGATAGGCACCCACAACCACGGCTTCGGGTCCGTGTTTCTGGATGCGCTGGCCGGTGCGCCCGGTCCAGTATTCGGGCATGACTCGCCCGTAATTGCGCGCTTGCATGTGCGCCCCCGTCACGAGGCGTTATGCAGTGCAGGCCCATCGGTGAGGCGTATAAAAGGGGGGTGGCGCTGTCCCGTTGGTGCGGTGTTCATGGTGGCTCTCCCTGCTGCATTGCCGGTGATCGGATTTAGAAAAATAGGCCTTATCCGCATTCAAATCAAACGCGTAAAGCACGTGAAAGCGGTTTCCTGAAAGCATTCGCTGCTTGTGGATAAGTGCCTAGTTATCCACAGGTTTTATGCGCGCCTTATGGGTATTGACATTGCCGGGTGTCCTGTGCATTCAGACACCCCGCAAACCACTCATTTTGTGCGCCGCACGGGTTAATTTAAAGGGAAAACCCTGATGAAAAAAAACCCGCTTAAAACGGCGGTTGCACCTGCGCCGTGACGCGATGCAATATATGGCACCTATTTCGCATAACCGGCCTGAGTTATCCACCGGGCAGGGCTTTCGGCGGGTATGACGTATGCGCGCCGCATGATGGGCCGGAACAAAATTCCGAAGCCCCTTCGATGCCCCTTCGATGCCCCTTTTGATTAAAAGTTATCCACCGATTGTGCGGTGCATTTAAAAATCAGGCCCCAAAAAAAAGGCATTGAAACCGCTGCGGCGTATTCCTATTATCCGCACTCATTCACGGCAAGTTATTCACAGGGAGTAGGACAATGACCGAGCCTGAAAATCCGCCGTTTCTTGCCGTGTTTGAAACGGTTGCATATGACCATCGAAAACTCATCACCGTGGTGGGTGATGATCCCGACGCGGTGTGGTCCGAAGCGCTTGACCGTAAAAACGCGCAGGGCTTCGAGCACGCATTCGAGGCGCGCGGCCTGCAGCAGTCCGAACATGCCCCCGGCTTGTGGCTGTGCGTGCTCATCGAGCGCACCCAGGCACCGCGCTGCCCGTGCCAGGTCATTGCCGAAGCGCGCGCCGGTGGCCTGCAATGAACGGGGCCGCGCGCTGCGCGTATCACTTCGATGCGCGCGCGCCGATGAGTTACCGCCCAACCCTGCGAACCATCCCGAAGGCGCTGCGCCGTGCATGGTGGCGGCAGCGTTACACCTATCCCGAGCCGCGTGTGCTGATTTCGCGCTTGTGGCTTCTCACCCGAGGTGAGCACCATGAATGCGCGTGAAAGCTGGCTCGAAAACCGCCGCAAGGGTATCGGCGGCAGCGATGCGGCGGCGTCACTCGGGCAGAGCATGAACAAGACACCGCTGCAGTTGTTCGAGGAAAAAACCGGGCAGCTTGATTCGCACATCACCGCGCTCGATGCGATTGAGCGCACCGAGTTCGGCAAGCTGCTCGAAGAGCCGATTGCGGTGATGTACGCGCGGCGGTATGGCGTAAAGCTGCGCAAACATAACCGCATCGCGCAGCACCGCAAACACTCGTTCATGCTCGCCAACTACGACCGCACCATTGACGGCAAGCGCGAAGGCCTTGAGTGCAAAAACGTCGATTCGATGGCGTTTCGCTTCGGTGAATGGGGTGAAGAGCATTCAGACCAGGTGCCGCCCGATTATTTATTGCAGGTGCATCACTATCTCACCGTGAGCGGTTATGACCGGTGGCACCTTGCGGCCTGCGTGGGCGGCAACCGGCTCGTGGTCTATCACATCGAGCGCGATGAAGAAATGAGCGCCATGCTCATCGAAGGCGAGGCGGATTTCTGGAAACACGTTGAGCGCGGCGAGGCACCCCCGCTCGACTATACGCACCCCACTGCCATCGGCCTGCTCAAACGGATGTATCCCGGCACCGATGGCACCACCATTCACCTGCCCATCGAAGCCGAAACCATGCATTACGCGCGGCTCGATTTCGATGAGCAGGCGAAGCTGATGCAGGCCGGTGCGGATGCCGCGCGCGCGCGCCTGATGCACATGATGGGCTCGGCATCCATCGGCATCCTGCCGAACGGTGGCGCGTACCGCCGCAAGATCATCGAGCGCAAGGGCTATGAGGTCGAGCCCATGAAATACGTTGATTTCCGTTACACGAAAAAGGGAGAGCCACAATGAATGATCTTGCCGAGTTCCCTGCGCCGCAGGGCCGTGGCGATACGGCAGGCGCGCGCCAGGACCAATCGCGCGAGCTTGCCGACCTGCAGGTGAATTATCTGATGGCGCAGCAGTTTCCCCGCGATGAGCGCGCCGGTGTCGACCGGATACTGAACGCCTTCGCGCGGCCCGATCTTGCCGAAAAGAGTCAGTATTCCTACTCGAAGGGCGGCACCGATATTCGCGGCCCGAGCATCAAGGCCATGGAAGCCATCGCAGGCGCGTGGCGCAACATCGACACTGGGTGGCGTGTGCGCTCGCGCGGTGTTGATGGTCACAACATTCCGTTCTCCGAGATCGAAGCCTATGCGGTTGATCTCGAAGCGCGCACCCGCAAGCGCATCGCCTTTATCGTGCCGCACTGGCGTGACCGTGGTGAAGCGAAGGGCGGCGGGTATGTGCTCACCGATGAGCGTGACGTGTATGAACTCTGCGCGAACATGGCGCAGCGGCGCTTACGTGCATGCATTGAAGCCGTGATACCTGCCGATGTGATCGAACGCGCGATGACACAGGCCGATCTCACACTAAAGGCCAAAGCCGATACATCACCCGAAGGCATGGCAAAGATGGTCGAGGCCTTCGCCCCGTTCGGCATCACGAAAGAGCACATCGAGCTGCGGATACAGCGGCGGCTTGATGCGATCACGCCCGCGCAGGTGGTCAATCTCAAGCGCGTGTATGCGAGCCTTCGCGATGGCATCAGCGATGCCGGTGAGTGGTTCGATATGGGCGAGCCATCGACCGATGAAGCCGGTGATGATGCGCCCGAGCCCGAGGGCACCGGCACCGCCGCGGTTAAGGCGCGGATAAAGAAAAAGGCCGCAGGCAAGGCACCGAAACCCACACCGAAGCCGAAGGCCGACGCGAAAACGGATGCCAAAACCGAAGGCGCCGGCAGCGCGGCGGCGGCCCCTGCGAAGGGCGCACCGAAGGCCGCCGCCACCGATGCGCCGCTCACCTTCGCGCACGTGGCCGCGATGCTCAACGATGCCCCCGATGTGCCCGCGCTCGATGAGGCGTCATTGCTCATCAAACGGGTGGCCGATCCAACACAGCGCACCGAGCTTGAACAGTTGTTCAGTGCGCGCATGGGGGAGTTCGATGATGAGCAGACTTAAAACCATGGCCGAACAGTGGGCCTGTTACCGCGAGCACATGGTGACAGGTGACACCCGGCCCGAGCAGGTTGAGCAGTTGCGGCTTGCGTTCTATGGCGGCGTCGAAACCCTGCTTCAGTACACCATTCACCTGGCATCGCTCGATGCCATCAGTGCGGTGGTGCTGCTCGAAGCGATCCACCTTGAAATGCAGGATTTTCACGCGGAAATGTTAGGCCTTCGAAGGGAGCGGCATGATGCTTGAGTTGACGAAACACCCAATGAAAATTGCGCACCTCAATCTGCGCACCGAGTTGCACGGTGATGCCGAAGTGTCGTGTGTGGATATCAAACTTGCGTTTGATGTGCCCAACACGGCGCTCGATGGGCTCGCCACCGGCCTGCGCGAATCGTTCTATGCGCCGCCCGATGATCCCGATATGTTAGGCCCCGATGCCGAGCATTTAACACACGTGCGGTTCCCCCAGCTTGGCACGGTAAAGTGGGATAGCGAACTATCGGGCGTGGGCATGCACGTGCACTCGGGCAACGGCAAGGCTAAAGGTGATCTCATCTTTCCTGATGCCGTGTTCGGCAAACTGAGCATGACGTTGCGCGAGGGTGGCACCTGCGCCTGCATCGCACGGGCGCAGGTGCACCCCACACCCGAAGAGGTGGGCAAGCTGTCAGGCCTGCTCAACCACTCGGTGCCGGTGTCGCTCGATTTAACGAATGCCACCGTTGCCGGTGACGATGACGAAGAGTAGTTAAACCCCTGAAAAAACGAGGTGACGCATCATGAATCTCACAACCCGGATGCTCGAAGAGTTGACCGAGCAGGATGTTTTTGACATTGCCGCATGGCACATGCTTGAGCAGGGCGAGCGCGCGCTAAACATGGATATGTGCACCTATCGCGCCATGGATGGCAAGCGTTGCCCGGTGGGGTGGCTCATCCCCGATGCCGAGTATCGGACAATGTTTGAAGGCAGGCGTGTGAGTGGCCTGATTGCCTTCGCGGCGAGTTATGGTTGCTCTGCGCCGTTCGTTTCCTTCCTGCAGCGCTTCGAACGCCTGCTCGGCAATCTGCAGAAAGTGCACGACAATCACGCGCCGTTCATGTGGTGGTGCCTGCTGCGTGAGGTGGCCTCAATGCACGGGCTGAATGCCGGTGTGATCGACCACATGAAAACGAAACGCGCCGAGCGCGAGGCGCGTGACCAGGCCGAAGCCCTGCGCAGCATGCGCATGAAGCTGCCGATCACTTTCAAGCTGGTGCCCGGTAGCCTGCGCGTTGAGCACTTCGCGGCCCCGGTGGATTACCTCACCGTGACGCATGCCGATGCGCTCGCGCTCATCACGCATAGCATGCACGAGGCCATCGGCCTCACCATGGGCATACCGGGCAAGTTACTCACCAAAGGGAGCGCGCGCCATGTCATCGAGAAGCCGCAGGAAACACGAGAGGTTGAGCCCGCCTGATATCACCGGCGCGGTCGACCGGTATGAGCCGGATTATGCGCAGTCCTGCGAGAACTGCGGCGAGTGCCCCACGGTCACCGGCCTGCATGATGGCGCGGTTGTGATCGATTCGGGCCTGTGCGGCCCGTGTTTCTGGAAAGACTCACGCGGGTCCGACCCGAGCACCTGGAACGGGTAGGCCATGGCCGCCGCCCGCACACGTTGCCGCCGCTGCGGTGAGCCGTTCACCGAGGCGAACGTGTACAGCGCGGCGGGATGGCTCGAAACGGGCATCAGCGGGCTTTGTGAGACGTGTTTCGATACACTGGCAGACTATGGACTAAGCGAGCCCACAGAGGGGCTGCAGATCGGTGGCAATGATAATGAGGCAGGCATCAGGGAGCAGGATAATGAAAAGACTGAAGGCGACACCGGTTGAGCCCGCGAACGGGCCGCCGCTTCGACAATCGGTGATTAGTGCGATACCGTGGCAAGGCCTGCGCGTTCAGACCATCGACGGCAGGCATGCCACGCTCGCCATACTCGATGATGATGGGCGGATCATCGAGAGCGGTGATGCGGTGCTCGAAGAGGCGTTTAACGTATCAATTCTCGCGTACCGCAATTTTCTGATCGGCCAGGGCACGCTCAAGGTGATTTCGTCACCCGATCACCTGCCCGACGATGTGCACTAGCGCGGGTGTAGCGCCCATAAAAAAAGCCCCGTTATCACGGGGCTTTTCTCTTTGTGCGCGAGGCTTATGCGGCGCGCTTTTTTGTGGTCCGCGCGTTGCGCGCGACCGGTGCGTCAGGCACGTGTGCGAGGTCCGCGAGTTCGATGGCCTCACGCAGTAATTCGCCGGTGCTGCCGTTGATCTCCAACACCCGGCTTGTGTCACGGCGTGAGATAAGTTCAATCACGACGGTTTTTGCGTCGTCACTCGCAGGCACGCCCCGGCTGTACACATTGATTTTCTTGAATGTCTCATGAAGCAGGCGGCGGGCGGTCATCCGGTCATCAAGGTCGAGCGCATCAACCCCCGCCGCGATCTGCTGCCACAACTCCGAAGCGGCAGGAATAGCCACCGCCTGCGCATTCGCCAGTTCGCGCTCAAGGTGTGCCGCTTCTTCGCGCCGCTTTTTCAGGTGGCCCGCGATCTCACCCGATTCCTGTTCATAGAACTCGCGCTGTATCTCATCGGTGACTTTGGCGAGCGAGCGCATCAGGCTTTTCATTTCACCTTCGAGCCTGCGCACTTCGCCACGAGCGAGCGCCAATTGCCCCTCAAGGCCGGTGCGCGGATCGTTGCCCGCGAGTAGTGTGGAAAGGTTCACCTGATCGCCGCAGTAGTGAATGATGGCGCGCTCAATGGCAGGCAGGCGAACACTGGCAAAGCGGCAGTGATTCTCAAGGCCCACGTTGCCCATGCACCGAAGGCGGCGGTGCCATCCGGTGCCCGCCCGGTTGCGCATGTTCTGCGCTGAATAGACGTTGCCGCAGTAACCGCAGCACGCGAGGCCGTTGCCGGTGAGAATGTTGCCGAAGTCACCGCGCACCTGCCGCCCGCCGCCGCGCTGGTCGAGCAGGTATTGCAGGCTTGCGAATTCTGCCTCACTGAGCAGTGCCGGGTAATAGCCCACGAGCGTGAATACCTTGCCTTTAACGGTGAGCTTTTTTTCGCCGGTCAATACCCGGTTGCGCATCACCTGATAAACCCGGCTCATGTTGCCGATACCGTCCACCTTGCCAAACTGCTCGGCAAGTTTTCGCATGATGCCGAGGCCGCCGTGCCCTTCACGAAAAAACTGGATTGCCGCGCGGATCGGTTCGGCCTTTTCCTCATTGAACTCCCACCGCTTCTCTTCAGTCAGGTAGCGCACCCATGAAGGGTTGATGCCTGCCGGGATATAAAACCCGCGTTCACCTTTCTGCCACCGCTCGCACTTGCCGAGCAGCGTGTCGTTGGCACGCTGGCTTTTCTGTGATGACTCGTTATTAGCCCGCATCATGATGCCCATTGCCATGAAGAGAATGCCCGAGTTTTTTTCAATCACTTCGAGGCTGTATTCCATGCCATCGACACCGGTGACAATGGTCACATCGTTCTCGATGATGAGCGTGAGTTGCGCCATCGCGCGCAGCACGTGCTGCCGTGAAAGCCGGTCGAGCGATTCGACATAGAGCACCGAACCACGCGGCACCGCACCCCCCTCGATGGCCGCGAGAAACGCACCGAACTCACTGCGCGGGTCGGCGTTTTTTCCACGGTAAGCGGATGTGCCGAGATCGCGCATCGTGAGGCTTTCATCGAACACATAACCATGGGTCACCGCATACTCGCGCGCGCCTTTGGTCTGCCGCTCAAGACTGGTTCCCTTGCCTTGCCGCTTGTCACTGAAACGGAAATAGCTATAGAGGCGGCGTGATGCTGCAGGGGTGGCCGAAGCGGTGGCCCGCGAACGCTTCGCGGCGGCTTGAGAGGCTTGTTTCATAAGGGTTTCGAGGCCAAAGACTGACGGAACCCGGATTATACACCGGGTTCTCTACGGCCAGCCGTGGCGAACCTGAAATACAGCACCCGCGCCCACCCCAAAAAATAACCGTGCACCGCGTGGCTCAAGGCGCGCAAGGCTGTTTAGACCGGTCAAACCGAGGGTAAACCCCGCCAATATTTCCCAATACGCGCCGCCCTGGGTGGCGTGACTTTTCTATAATCGGAACGGCGGCGCGCTCCGCTCAAATTGTCTCAACCCTTAGCAAAATCTTAAGGCTCATCATGTTCAATTTAAGCCCTTGCAAACAAACTCCCGAGCCCTTGAAACCTAGTCTCAAACCTAGAGCCCTAGACACCCACACCTAGAGCGCTTGGCAGTCCAAGACCTAGAGACAGAGCCAAACCAAAACGAGGGAATATGATTGCTACATACAAGACTCACACCCTAAACCTGTGTGCTATCCAGGATACCGGTGACCACTCGAAGCAGCGGACTGTGACCAACGATATAGAGAACGTTTTGAGAGCCCTGATGGCAACGGGCGAGCTTAAGACCGGTCACCCTTATCAAAGAGTTATCTATAGAGACAGTGATGGTCGATGGGACATAGTAGAGATAGATTCAGCGTGCAATTTTGTGAGGTTCGCACCCATCAGTGAGGCTCACAGTGACAAGCCAATACCCTCCGATATCGACCCCCGCCTGCTCTTCGCCATGCTGCTGCTCGATGAGGTCAACAAAGATAAAGACCTTGAGCAATCCTCCTTTGTAGCGCGCAAAACATGAACGCTCCCACACCTCAAGTGCACCCGTTGCATCATGTCTCAAAGGCAGAGATTGAGGCTCATGGTGAAGCGGTAGCAGAGCGATGGCTTGAGATCAAATCTAGTGGCGAGCTTGAGCAAAAAATTGAAGCCATGAACAAGGGAATCATGCCGCTCAAGACTGCTCAACACAAAAGACTCAATGCAGTGCTCAAAAGTCCGCGCTCGGTGTATGCAAAGATTGAGGCGGTATGGGCGGCACTCGATGAGCTTGGAAAACTTATCAAACCTTATGCGGCCTGCAGGCGTGGGTGCTCTCACTGCTGTCATCAATCGGTGCTTATCTTTTCACCCGAGGCCGAGTTGATTGGCAAGCGCATCGGAGTCAAACCAAAGCATTACACCGGTGTGAGAAAGCGTGACGATATAGAAAGCGGTTATCACAACCCGTGCCCTTTCCTCAAAGATAATGCGTGCTCGATTTACGAACACCGTCCAAGTCCATGCCGCTCACTCTATAACCTTGACCGTGATGCACTGCTCTGCGAACTCATCGGCCCGGTGGGCAACGTGCCCTTTGCAAACCATCGGGATTATGACGATGCGATGGTGCTGATGGTGGGTGAACAAAAGCAGATACTTGAACGCGACCCCGTGAGAGGTGTGATGCGTCCCGGCATGCAAACCAGCTTGCCGCCACTCGGTGACATTCGTGATTTCTTTCCACGGGGCAAGTAATGCGCCATGCATATCTGATCGACCCTTTTAAGCGGGCAGTCACACAGATATTTATTTCCGCACCCGTTGACAGTGGCGACGAATTGGCGGAAATATATGCCCTGCTGCACTGTAGCGACATTGAGCAGTTATCCCCGCATAAGTCACACGGTGATGTGCTGCTCGTTGATGAGCTTGGCAAGATACGCACTATCGAGCAGGCTTATTTCCGGTGTCGCCTTTATCCCCATGCCACGCTGGCCGGTTGCGCGTTGTGGGTGGGTGTCACGCGAGATGGCACCTACGACAACCCCATCTGCGCGCTCGATTGCGTGCGCGATAGCATCGAATGGGCGGTCGACGCATCAGTGGTGTAATAAGGCGCTTACAAGGCCACAAAAAAGAACCGGAATAAAGTGAGCGCGAGTTTCGTTTTTCCGCTGTAGCAGCACCGCACCATGCCGGGCAGAGGCGTGGGCTTACTACCTGAGATAAACGAGGGATGTCATGAGCAGATACGATGAACTGCAGGCGCAGCTTTTGAAGCTGCAAACCGAGCTTGCTGAAGTCCGCGCGATTGAATCACGTGAAGCTGCTGATACGTGTAAAACGCTTATTGCGAAGTTCGGCCTTTCTCCCTTCGATCTCGGTTTTGTCAAAACGCAGATCGTGCCGCCCAAAAAATCCCAGCCTTCGAGCTTTCCGCCGAAAGAGGCAAAACGCAACTATCCGCCCAAGTACCGGAACCCCGAAAACGGTGCTACCTGGTCCGGTATCGGCAAGGCCCCCGCATGGATCAATGGGGACCGTGACGCCTTTCTCATTCGTGATGCCGCACAAGCATGAACAGCACACTGTGATGACCGGCACACCCCTGCTCATCGGTGAACATGAACGCATCGCGCTGCAGCGCATCCGCGCGCTCGCCAATGAGCGCCCGGTCGACATGCTCACCTTACCCGCGCTGCTTCTCACATCTGACGGCAAGACCGAACACCGTGAGCGGATGACCGAGCAGACCGTTGATATACCTGCGGCCTATATGGTCACCTTCAGCATGGAATTGCACCACCCGCACGGCACCATGCGGCACATGAGCATGAGTGTGCAGCGTGAGGGCCGTGTGCCCAATGGTGTGGCCGTGTGGATGGTGGCGCTTGAACTCGGTTTCACGGGCTCACTCAACGAGTGCACCGTGTGGCTCGAAAATCTCAAGGGCCACGGGCGTGCCGTGAATGTCGTGCAGTACGTCACCGCGAGCGAGGCTCACGCATGATGAATCTCAAACCCCCGGTAAGGTGTCTTTTCCGCGCCAATGGCACGTATCAGGCGCTCACCGGGCCTCAAACGATGGCGCAGATTGAGGCGTTAATTGACTGCACGGCGTGTGACACGGTGATGCTAGCGGATCGGATACACGTGATGGTCGTTGATGATCTCGGGCATCAGCGCGGGTTGCCGGTCAATGATGTGG